TCGACAAGTCAAGCTATCCAAATGCGCTTTGACAATAGGCTTGCCTATTGACTTTTCTTGCCATATATACCGCCAAACTGCGCGACCTATAGCCTTAAGTCCTATATTACTATCCAATGGATCCCATTGACTATCGGGAAGATATAAAATAGTATTTAAGTCTACACCATTTCTAACCGCACCTATGGCAAGTATAGCTAAACTTCCTTCAGCTATGCTACCATAGCTAAGTCCGTATTGCCCGAGAACATATTTATCAAGCTTGTGCGCCTTCTTAGCTATACCACAAGCCACCTTAGACATCCTAGTATATATTGTATCGCTCATTGTTATATCCTTCCTTAACACTAGCTATAGAATCCCCAAACGGGACGATAGCTAGCCGAGTTGTCAAAGATCTTTTGATATACACCAACCATTAGAGTATATCCGCCCAGCCACTAAGATATCTTAGTAGGTGGGCAATAGAATTCTATCCAACCAATCGTCGGAATGCCAGACTGAATTCAGAATATTTTTGGATATTACGAAAATTTTATTCGTAACACGCAAAAAGGACGCGGAGGATAGTTGTTTGAACAAGTATTGGTTGAACAATTATTCTAGTTTGGATATCTTATGTCATATGTCCAATACTATCCCGATATACTTATTTTCGCCAAGTCCGAAAACGCCGTAAAGGGTCCGTAAACAGTCGATCACGGCCAAACTCGACCACCAACCCATCCAACCCGATATCGTCCAGACGGTGCCGTTTTGGGGCCGGAATCGGTTGTACAATTGTACACTAAAATAACCCCTATAAGGTTCAAATTCTACCCACTAAGGAGGAGAAGGGGTGGCCTGATATACCGATGCAATTCACCCATAACACCTACTACTTTACTCTCACATACATACTCCTATATACTCCTATATAAAAGGGGACCCAAAAAGTTTTTCTAACCTTTTTTAAAATTAGACCCCCATATACCCAACAACAAAAACCTTTTACTACTACTAACTTTGTCTGTTATTTCTTATTCTTAGGTGGTTTAGATACAGCAGTAGCTTTGTCAGCAAGTTCTATCAGATACTTACCCAATTTCCTAGCTACCGCTGGAGTAAACAAGAATCCAGCTATTTGATATCCACTTGTAATAAGATAGATTTTCTTTTCGTGTTTCCAGTATTCACAGGAGACTTCGTCCTTATCTATGTCCTTGAAAGTCTTCATCAGCGCATCCCCTTGACGATCTGGTTCCTACAAGGTATTATACCTACAAAGGCCAAGAGCTATGGTTCCTAGTGAACTAGGTAAGAGATCCTTACTGGGAGTGGGTTAGAAGCCCTTAATGTACTCCAGCTGGTGTTACCTTCCTTAGAAACCTAAGGGGGGTAAGGGGGGTTATCCTTAAACCTAAGTAGCGTAAGCTACGACTACTCCAAGTAGTTGGTATAGTGTAGGTGAGAACCCTATTATGACTAATACCAATCCTATTTCATTAGCTTTACTTTTACCCAAGTATATTGAACCTGTACCTTTCTTAGGTTGTATTGGTGAAACTAAAGAGGAAGGTGAAGAGGAATTCTTTAATATTGGGTATAAGCATTTAAAGAACTCTCCAGACAAAGATATCTATAGTGCTTGCTTTATTACAGAAGAAGGGGTAGATTACTACAGCGAATATGATGAATTACCTATATATTTATGTGCATCATATAAGTATGATAAACTAACAAAAGAAGTAAAAAGAAGCATTAGAAATAGAATAAAAGCTACTTTATTCTCTATTTTTAACAAATTAAAATCTAATGGAATTGAGGTCAGTTGGAGACCTACAGACAAGAATGTATTCTACATAAGCGATCAAACTGACTTGGAAAATGTAACCATCTGTCAGGATTCTCCTACGCTACAGGAACCATACATCTCCAGTATTTATGATGCTGCAAAGTCACTTAGTGTAAATCCTGAAGTCACTTCCAAATACATTGACTTGGTGGAGACATTACTCAGCGGTGGTATGTATCCATGGGAACTTACAGATGATCAAGAGACTACTATTGCCAAGCTGTATAATAAAGATAAGTTGTTATTACTCAGCGTAAAGCAATTGGATGAAATTATAAGTAAGGTGAGAAATGGACAACACAGACTTAAGTGAATACTCTGCTCCTAACAGGTATCTCACAGCAAGAGAAGTGTCTGTTGCTCTTCGTTCAGCGAATGGTTCTGTAACTAAAGCTGCTGATGCTTTGAATGTTACTCCTTACCGACTGAGTAGGTTCATTGCTTCCAGACCCAAGTTTCAGGAAATGCAAAAGGGGTATCGTTCAGCGTTAGTAGATCTCGCTGAGTCACACCTGATGGATGCAATCCAGATGGGTGAGAGATGGGCTGTACAAATGGTTCTTAAAACCCTAGGTAAATCGAAAGGATACACTGAGAAATCTGAGATCAAACATACTCATGAGATGGTTACAGATCCTTCCAAAATGATTGATAGTCAGTTGGAAGAGCTTGTAGCTCAGAGAGCTAAAGAGAAGCGTATCAGTCAGCGCAATCAAGTGATTGAAATTAAACCTAATGAGATTTCCAATGACTCTATCCTGAGTCATGAGGAAGTGGAGCGAACGAATGTCAACGGATCATGATAGCCTGCTGGATGAACTGGCTAACAGAAAGTTGGCTAGGGAACACCTGATCAATTTTTCTACATACACAATGCCAGAGTATGAAATTAACTGGCATCATCAATTGATCAGCGATCAGATAGACAGGATGTTGTTACCTCCAGATCATCCTAATGCTTTGAGAAAACTCGCATTAGCAATTCCTCCACGAATGGGTAAATCAGAGCTTATTTCCAGAAGACTTCCTGCATTCCTCTTTGGTAAGAATCCAAACACTCAGATCATTGCTTGTTCCTATGGTGCTGACCTATCCAGTCGTATCAACAGGGATGTGCAAAGGGTATTAGTCAGCGCAGAATACAAAAGACTCTTTCCTGAAACTACGATTAGTGAAACCTCAGGAGGTAGAGGTGCAGTATCAGAAAACTATACAAGAACTTCTGACCTGTTTGAAATCGTAGGACACAAAGGATTCTATCGTTCAGCGGGTGTAGGTGGTGCAATTACGGGTATGGGTGGTCACTGGTTGATCGTAGACGACCCCTTCCGTAACCGTGAAGATGCAGACTCCCCTACCATTCGCAATACAGTCAAGCAATGGTACAAGTCCACCTTCCGTACCAGAGCAGAAAAAGATGTCCGTATCATTGTCGTACAAACCCGTTGGCATCCAGACGATTTGATTGGTGACATTCTCACCAAGATGAAAGAAGAATCGGATGCTGACCAATTTGAATACATTAGCTTTCCTGCTATTGCGGAAGGAATGTTAAACCCTCAGGATCCAAGAAAACACGGAGAACCTATCTGGCCAAACAAATACAGTTTGGCAGATATGCTTACTACCAAAAGTTCTGTAGGCTCCAGAGAATGGGAATCCCTTTATCAATGTAACCCTTCATCTGAAGGGGCTCAGGAATGGGCACCAGACTTGTTTGCTGATCACATATGGCTAGAAGGAGACTGGCCTAAGAAAGATGAACTGGAAGCTTGTGTGTTAGCAATTGACCCTTCCAAAGGTTCAGACAGCAAACATGGGGATTACTCAGCGATAACTGTTTTGGCTAGAACCAAAAGTAAAAAACTTTTAGGTCATGTGTACATGGCTCGTATGTCTACAGAGACTATGATTGACCAAGTTATTGATATGGTTCGTCAGTACAGACCAGATCTTGTAACCTGTGAAAGCAATATGTTTCAGTCCCTGATTCTGGAAAACCTTACAAGAAAAGCTCAGAAAGCTGGACTTAGAGTACCTGCACAGGGTGTACAGAACACGCTGAAGAAAGAAGTTCGCATTCGTAGATTAGGTCCATATCTTGAACAGAAGATGTTTCAATTTACAAAATCTTCTGGATCCAAATTGCTGGTAGACCAACTTAAAATGTTTCCTTCCAGCCAACATGATGATGGTCCTGACAGTTTGGAACTAGCATTGCGTTCACTCATCTTCGTATGCAATAATAAGTTAAAGCCATCCATACAAGGAATTCGGAGTTAATCATGGGTCAGTTTGACGCATTCAACATTAACACACAATCCGTCAAACCCAAAACTCTTAAGGAGTCTTGGGGTGACCTGTATATGCCTCAACAATACATTGCGGATGTATTGAACAGGGCAAACTCCGGTTATCTTGGCGTAGGTATCTGGGCTAACAACAATCCCAGAGATCGTGCATATGGTGCGGATTATCCGTTTGTACGGAATGAACAAGACTTGGCTTTGATGCGTAATGCTAGTAGATACTGTTACCGTACTGTGTCCAATGCCTCAGGGTTTATTACTACCCTCACAAGCTATGTCATTTCTACCGGATTCAATGTAAGTTGTAAGTCTGACACCAAAAATAGACTTGCTCAAAAATGCCAGAAACTTATTACCCATTGGATGGAAGAGAATAACTTTGAAGCTCTTCAGGAAGAGATCTTTCAGCGTACCCGTATTGATGGGGAAATGTTTTTGCGTATGTATCCCCAAGCGGATGGGGATCTTGAAGTTCGATTTGTTGAACCAGAATGTGTAACTCAACCGGGAGGGACGCTGGAAGAAGACTATATCTTTGGGATTAAAACAGATCCATTAGACACCCAGAATATTTTGGAATAC